TTCGCAGATGTTCCGGCGAAATATTCTTTAGCGAGGTAATATGTTTATTTGGAAAGATACATTAAAACGGTGTAATATCTATGCACCTTATGTGGATAATAAAGGTACAAAATACACACAAGTACCTTCAGACCTCTACGTAGAAATAGATAATCCTATTCCTCCAGAAGATTATGTTGAGGAACACTACTACAGAACCGAGCAAGAAGGTGCTCCATATGTAGTCTATACTAAAAAAAGTGAAGAACAATTAGCCGAGATTTATCTTCGTAAAGCTAAAGCTGAACGTGAAGAAGCAGTGAAAAACATCATTGTCACTACACAATCAGGTAAAAAGTTTAATGGGGATGAAGAAGCTCAAAGTCGAATATCTCGAGCTATTCTTGCTATGGACCCACTAGAAACAACTCTATGGGTACTTGCTGATAGTGTAGTAGATCCTGCTGTATCACGAGAGGAATTACGAGAAGCTCTACGATTAGCAGGTGCAGCACAAACCGCTGTTTGGGCAACGCCTTATACAAAATGAAACAGTTTTTAATTGGACTAGATCAATGGATTAATACTTGGTTTGGGGGCATGGCAGACGAAACAATATCTGCCAGAGCCTATAGAAATGATTGGAAAAAAACGATGTCGTTTATTAATTGGTTATTCCAAGATCCTAATCATTGTAAAGATTCATATTACTCTGAAATATTTAGGAAACATTTACCTATAGAGTATCATAAGGAATATTTATGCAAGACATTCGACAAATTGTAGAGGATGCTATTGAGAAACATTCTCAAGAAGAGGCCCTTAAATACCAAGAGATTAAACAAGAAATAAAAGAAACAAAAGAAGCTGTTAAAGATCTACTTGAAACTTGGAATCAAACTAAAGGTGTCTTGTCTTTTATTAAATGGTTTGTTGGAGCTTGTGCTTCATTAGGAGCTATCTTTGTATTCTTTCGAGATCATCTAAAATAAGGTAATACTATGGCAACTTCAAATTCAACAAATTTCAATGTCACAAGAGATCAGATTATTTCAGGATCTTTGCGACTAATCGGGGCAATTGCCCAAGGAGAATCCCCAACAGCAACACAAGTTACTGAAGCTGCCGAGGCTTTGAATATGCTAGTAAAAGCATGGGAAGCTGATGGTATGCCTTTGTGGGGATTATCCGAATATGATTTAACTCTTGTAGCCGGACAACGCGAATATAATATTGGCTTAGGTCAATCAGTAAATATTCCAAAACCGCTACGAGTAATTCAGTTGTGGAATACAAATATTTCTGGTAGTATTGATACTCCTATGCGAGTATTAACAAAACAGGAATATAATACACTAGGAAATAAAACTTCTTCTGGTATCCCAATTCAAGGGTATTATAATCCACAAAGAGAATATGGAATTCTTTCTTTATTCCCTGTGCCTGATACCAATGCGGCAACTAACTATCATGTGACTCTTGTATATCAACGTCCTTTCGAGGATTTTGATTCTAGTACAGACAATCCAGATTTTCCTCAAGAATGGTTAGATGCTCTTAAATATGGGTTAGCTGTTAGACTAGCACCTGAATATGGTGTTCCTATTGAACAACGCCAACTTCTATTAAAAGAAGCAAAGGACATCAAAGACGCTGCTCTCTCTATGGGAACTGAAGAAGGTAGTCTATACTTTCAACGGGAATTTAGGAGCTGGTAATGTTTGATCCAAATCAATTAGACCAAGTTAATGATGTTGTTCAACGCTTAGGTTATTCAGATAAACGCAAACGTAATCAAGCTCTTCGTGCCGGTATGGAAAATCCCGGTGCGTTCCAAGAACAGAACTCTGGTATTATTAAGGAAGCACAACAGCCTACAGATTTTATGGGGGCGGGTCGTAAGTTAGCTGCTAATCAAAACCCAGATTCATCCATTGCTAATTTATTTCAAGGTAACTTAACTAAACACGGGAATGATTGGTATTCTTATGGGGATACTGATTATTCTAACTATCAATTTGGTACTCAGGGATATAATTTAAAAAAGAAAGGATCTGGAATAGGTCTTTTTGATATTTTAGATCAAGGTGGTAATTCTATTGGTACAAGTTATTCTTCAACTTATGATGCTATTCGTGACTATGGGGAACAAAATAGACAGAACTATTTAGCTACACTACCTGAGGATTATTCACCGGGAGTGCGTTATGAAGAGGGAGGTTACGCAATACAAAATGAAGATCCTCGCTCGACCCCTGCATATATTCCTAATTATGGTTCTGAACTACGGAATTGGGAAGCTCTAAGTCAGATACTTCGGGGTAATGTTGTAGATAGAACTGGTGGTTATATTCCAGTTAATACTTATAATATTCCGGGAGCAGATTCTTTATCTAATCAACCTCACAATAAATATGGTGATATTGTTTCTGGATTAGAAACTCTCTACGGATCGACACCACTAATTGATCGATCAACCAATAAGTTGATGGGTTATAAAATGGATCTTGGTCCGGGCGCAGACTCTTCTCCATTTTCTGAGACATATACTAAAAATAGTAAGCGTGAACAAATGCAAAGCCAGCTCTGGAGAGAACTACAAAATCCAGATGAATGGGGAAGATTAGGTAAACCTTTAGATAATACAGGTGGTTTTTTTGTTCCAACAGAGAATGCGGAGAAACTTCCCGGATGGTCTAATGAAGATTCTTGGCAGTACAAAAAAGCTCCTACAGGTGGTCTCCCAAAAGGAATGAAACTTCTGTCAAGTGTTTTGAAATTTACTCCATTAGCCCCAATGGCTTATATGATGGATTTAGCTGATGGTTCTATGACTGGAAACTATACATCTACTTTAGCTAATCTCTTTAGTATGGGTATGAACATGGGAGCTTCTGATATGGCTGGCGCTGCTGGAGTTGATCAGATGCCTTCTGGCGGTTTCTCTGGGGCAAATTTAGCTGATTTTACTACTCCATCTCGGATGCTTTCAAACACTTTTGGTAACTATGCTCCAATGGTAGTTGGTGCTGCTGGTGGTGCTATAGCCAATAAAGGAAATCCTTTTGTTGGAGCTTTAGGTGGGGCTGGTGGAGCTGCAGCATCGAGTCTAACTAGTGGAGATGGTTTACAGAATATAGTTAGTAAATTAACTGGTGGTGCTGCTAATCGAGGTATTCAATCCTTGTTCAATCAAAATAGAGAGATTAAGGGATCTGAATATGCTGGTAGGTCTGGTGGTTTAAATGCCTTCTTAAATCAAACTCCCACTACTGGAGATATAAATCAACAAGCATTATCCGAAGAAGAAAAAGCAGAAGTGATTGCAGATTACCGTCGTAGGATGATTCAACAAGCCCAACGAGGTGCTTAATGGCAACGAGTAATAAACGTAAAACAAAAACACAACAGGAAAATGTCCGGCTTCCTCTGATTGGTTCTTATACTAACAGAGATAGTTCTGGACTAAAAGATCAACGGTTCATTAATATTTTTCCTGAGACACGTAAAGTAGAAGCTATTGAAAGTACTAAGATCTTTCTGAATAAGCGTCCGGGTAAAACTTTATATAAAGATTTTGGTACGGGTGAAGGACGTGGTTGTATTTGGTTCAATAACAAGTTTTACGTTGTTGTTGGAAATAAGGTGATCGAGGATGGGGGAACACCCACCGATAAAATTACTTTAACAGGATCGACTGGTCCAGTAGGTTTGACTATAGGAAACTCCTCGACTTTAGGAGATTATCTTTTTGTTTGTGATGGTACAAGCGGATGGGTAATTAAATCTGATGGAACTGTTCTAACAATTAGTAATACAGGACTAAGATCTATTTCTGTAACTAGTGGTGGTACTGGTTATACACAAGCTCCTAAAGTGTATTTTTCTGGAGGTGGTGGTAGCGGTGCTACAGCTACTGCTAGTGTTAGTGGGGGTGCTATTTCTTCTATCACTTTAACAGATACCGGAACTGGTTATAGTTCTGCCCCCACAGTTTCTTTTCAATTTACACCAACCTCTGTGGATTCTGGTGCAGACACAATTACCTATGCGGGGCATCAACTAGTTAATGATAACCAAGTAAAACTAACAGGTACTCCTCCCGGAGGTCTTACTGTAGGAACTCTTTATTATGTAGTCCAAGTATCAGGGAATACATTTAAACTTTCTACTACGCAAGGCGGTAGTGCTGTAAATATTACAACTACAGTAACTACTTTCCAAGTATTAACTGGTGCACCAACTACTGAGGGAACTGCTTTAGCTTATCTAAATGCTTTCCCAACACCGCATATTCCAACACCTACTTTCGTAGATGGTTATATTATCCTTCCACAAAGAAGTGATGTATATAACTGTATCTTGGATGAACCAACTAAATGGGATTCAGGGCAGTACCTAACTGCTGAGATGTTTCCAGATGCTGTTGTAGGATTGGCTAGACAAAACAACCAAGTAGTTGTTTTTGGTGGAAACTCCATTGAGTTCTTCTATGATGCTGCTAACGTTAATGGTTCCCCTTTAGCCCGTAACGATTCTACTACAATTCAAATGGGCAATGCGGCTCCATATGCAGTGTATCAAAATGAGAAAGCTTTTATCTTTGCTGCTCAATCTGATTCTGGTGGTCGAGGTGTCTGGCAAGTAGAAGGCTTTACTCCTAAGAAAGTAAGTGATGAATTTATTGATAGGATTTTAGATCAAGAAGTAGATATGTCAGATTGTCGTGGCTTTGGTCTTCGTACAATGGGCCATCTTTTCTATGTGCTAAATCTGCCCACTCTTGGAAGAACTCTTGTATATGACTTGGATGAAAAACTCTGGCACGAATGGTCTAGCAATAATGCAGGATCTCATGCAGTATTCGATTGCAACCACATGTGTGATAACAACTCTGGGAGCGCATACTTATTACATAATGCTAATGGGTGTTTATACAAACTTGACACAACCAGTTATCAAGACGACGGTGTAGCGATCCTTGTAGATTTAACTACGAATCGATATGATATGGATACGATTAAACGTAAGTTTATGAGTAACTTCCGTATTGTCGCAGATAGGTATGTGACAGGAAATAGTGTAGATGTTCGTTGGTCAGATGATGATTATCAATCTTGGTCAGGAACAAAGACAATTTCTTTAACAGATGACTTTCCTAACTTTGCTCGAGGTGGAGCATTCAGACGTAGAGCATTCAATCTTAGAAATGCTCTAAATTATGGATTACGCTTAGAGTCTTTGGAGGTGTCTTACTATGAGGGAGATCATTAATGGCAACATTACCTCCGCCTCCAGTAAATGATAAACCGGGGAGCTTTACTTGGTTAGAGTGGTATCGACAACTTCGTAACTACGTTTCTACTTCAGGTTCAGTTCCTTGGTATATCATTAACTTTGCTGGCTCTAATATCACAGACATTGCTCAACGAGATCACAACAATCTACAAGGATTACAAGGTGGTGCTGCAGGTCAAATGTATCACATGACCTCAGATATGCATACAGCGATCTCTAACTCTACTAGTGGTACATGGACTCCTACCTTTACGTCTTTAACAGAAGTCTTGGGTGGAGGTAGTGTAACCAAAGCGGGTAGATATGTACGTTTAGGAAAAACTATTTTTTATACAATCAGTATAACAACAACTGGTGGAGCCACTACAGCTAGCACAGCAGGAACAACTTATTGCGATCTTCCTGTTGCTGCTTCTTATGATGATACTAATACTACAGTAAATGGTACAACTAAAGTAGGTATTGGTACTGGTGTATTAGACGCAACTAATGATAGATGCTATCCATCAACATGGGGAGCAACAGGTAATACAATAATTATTTCAGGAAAGTACGAGGTATAATATGGACGAATTTGATTTTGATAGTGGTTATAATGACAACTATGTATACACACCAGAGGATTTAGATACTAGTAATCAATATACGCCAAGTCAAAATATTGATGATTTTTTAAGTGGTCAAGGGAATTATCAGATTGATGGAACTTATTTTGGACAAGATCAAGATTGGGGAAATCTAAATTGGGGGGATAATCACTTTGGAAATGATGATCCTTGGGACCCAATGGCTTTTGCTGGACAAGGATTTCAAACCCCTGCTCCACAAGATTGGTTACAAAATCAAGCGTCTTTAACTCAACAACTACCACAACAAGGTGGTATTGAGCAAGCCCTTGCTTCTATCTTTAATTTAAAGAACTCTGGTGGTCTTCTAGGTAAAGGTATTGCTGCTTTATTTGAAGGTAGTCAGAATAAACGTATGGCAAAGGATCTTAGGAAGATTGCACAGAATCCTGCTTTAGATCCCTTTGGTTCTCAGCGTCCATTCTATCAACAAGAACTACAACGAGCTGTAACTAATCCATACGATAGTCCAATGGTAAGATCTCAAGTAGAAAATATGCAACGTATGCAAGATATTAAAGATGCTGCCGCCGGACGGCGTAGTAATCAATTAAGTTCTGCTCCCGGTGTATTGGCACAACAAGCAGAGATTGCTCAGAGATATATGAATAGTCTTCAAACTCCTGCCGGTGCTAATATTGCACCAAAAGGTGAAACAATTGCGTCTCTTCTACAAGGTGGTGCTAAATATGATTCTAATGGTTATATTTCCCCACTGGCGAATGTCTTCGGATATGGTAATAGACAATCAAACATTGAGAGTCAATTAGCAGAAGCTCTACAAAAACTAACCGCAAGTAGAGGTTAATTATGGGTTCATTTAATATCGATACTGGATATAAACCAGAGTTTGCTTTAGGTGCCTTATACGCTGGAGAAAATGCAGCGTATAATACAGCTATGCAAGATGAAGAGATTCTTCAAAAGTTTTTAGCTAATCAACGTGAGCAAACAATGCTTCCTTTGGATAGAGATATTAAAACCTTTGAGGCAGCTAAAGCTAATGCTCAGAATACACCAGAATTATTAAAAGCCTTTACAGAGAGTACAAAAGCAGGGTATAATAAGAATATTCGAGAAGATGAAATTGGTAATATCTTACATCCTTTTCGTAAACAACAAGCCCCACTCCAAGGACAACGTGATTTAGATTATGCTAAAGTAGATGCTGAGATTGCTAAAATGCAAGATTACTTGCGTAGTGGTATTTCAGAAAATGGTTTACCATTATCTCCAGAACTTCGTGATGATTTAAATATTCGTCTAAATGAATTAACTGCTCGTCGTGGTAATACTCCAGAACATTGGGGTGCTATTGATACAGAGAATGTTAAAGGGGAATGGAATCTTAAGAAGCAACGTCTTGCTAATGCCGGTCATTTAGCTGCTGCAGATAAAGGACACCGATCTGAAACTGTACGCTGGGCTACAACTATAGCTGGTCGTATTAATAACATTAATACTCAATTAAGTAAGAATGAAATTGAACAGGTTAAATCACAATGGATTGCCTCTTTCTTATCACAAGGTAAGAATAGTGCAGATGCGACTAAACTAGCAGACTCTAAAGTAAGTGAATTTGTTTCTGGATTAATGCGAGAAAAGGCACAATTAGAAGCACAATATAATGCTCTTTTTAAGACTGTCCCAGGAATGAAGGATTTACAAACGGAACCACCAAAAGGAAATCCGGGAACAGCATCAAACCCAATCCAGTTAAAATAAAGGATAGTTATGCCTATTTATGAATATCAAGGTCAGCATTATGACATCGACACCACAGATCATGCTGAGGCCAAGAAAAAGATTTTAGCTCATCTTGGTACTTCATCTACACCAGAACCAACTCAGGAAAAAAGTACCACTTCTCGTTTAGAGAATATGGCTTTACAAGCACAATCTGGTTTAAGTAAAACTGCTAATATATTGGCAGCCGGTACTGTTGGTGCAGCTTCTTTAGGCGTTGATAAAGCAATCAGTTCTATTACAGGTGAAGATTATAATTCACCAGTTACAGATTGGTTGTCTAAAAATATTATTAATCCTAATCTTGACGTACAACAAAAAGCAGCAGAATCTGCTAAAGAACATACAGATCCTTTAGGCATTGCTTCTACTGTATCTGGTGGGATAGGAGGCATGATTCCAGATATGTTAATGGGATCTCCTTTACAACGAGCTACGACAACAGTACTTCCTAAAGTAGGTGCTGGTGTATTAGAGGCAGCTTTACCAGCAATTCAAAAAGGTTTTGCAGGTGGTTTA